TCACGCTCGTACATCGAACCCTCTCGCAGCATATACTTGTCTGCCCTGATAATAGGATTCTCTTCATCTGCGACGAAGTATGAGCCGAGGCCGCCTCTCTCGTCAACGATGGTTATCTGCTTCACGGGCAGGGATTGTATGTCGGTGACTCCTACACCCTGTCTGCCGACTATCTTGTTGATGTCGTTGCCGTACACCATCAGGTTTCTCATGGCGTTAATCATGATGTCACCGAAGTCTATGTTGTCTTCAACGAGTTGACGGACGGCGTTTCGTATAGCCGCGTTCTTCCCGCGTGAGTAGTTTATCTCGTAGTTGTTGGCTGTGAGGCTGACTGCTCGCACCGCACCGTTCAGTTCGGGGTCAATCTTGAGCATTTGGTCGTACAGGTCGAACTCGTTGTCGAAGTTGCTGTCAGTTCTCATTCGCTCAGTGTCGCGCATGATATCGGGTACGCCTGCAACTTGGTTGAATGGCTCAACCATCATGCCCATTCGCTCTATAATAGGATTAGGGTTCTCTCTCTTTCGTGCGCGAAAGATGTTCCATCGGCTACCTTCGGCCATAGCATTACTTTAGTGCGGGTGTTTATTAATGGTTGGGGTGTTGGTTTTAATTATTTTTATTGTTTTCGCGTTTTACTGAAAGAATTAAACGTTATACTGCGCTAATTTTGTTTATTTTTTCAATTTTTTCTATAGTGTAGAAGAAAACTTATTTACCTTTGGCCTTCTTTCCAAACATACTATAGAAAGAATAGAACAAATTGAAAGAATTCGCTCAGTCCAGCGTTTTATTCTTTTTGTTAAGGGCAAAATCAATTGAAATAATTGGGTGTGTGCCATACATTAATAAAACCCCCAACCGTGAAAAGAGCATGGGAGAGCGAAGATTCCAAGGTGGGGAAGACCTCATCGAGAAATATGCCAAAGATAGAGTATTTGTGAATGAGAAGCAGTTCGCAGAATTCCTTCACAAGATAGAGCCGAGAAGAGGATGGGACGCATGGCGCAAGGCCATACAGCGTTGGGTGAAGAAGGGCAACACCTTCAAGAGAGATGCGTCGGAATACTCCGACGAACCGGAACTGATAGCGAGCAAGTTCTATCATGACGAGTCAAACGACAGGTACATCTGCATACTAGACGCGGTTGACGGTATGTACGTGGTCGAGGGTGACAAGCACCGTGCCATGCGCAGGGCTTATTCCAAGGACGGCGGCAACATGACCGTCGATGACATGGCGCGTAACTTCGATATGCCAGTGATGCTATTGAACGAATACGTGCGCATACACGGGTGGAGACACGCGATGGACCCGTTCACGGACCACGAGATAAAGATGCGAACAGTCGATGACATGGTTGACGAGATGGTTGCCATGCGAAGGCTTGATGTCATGCACAAGGCGGAGGCAAAGCGATGGAGAGACATCGAGAAACAGGCTGACGCATACAGGTATCTCAACGAGAGCATAGGCAACGAGTTCAAGGAGTTGATGGTGAATCACAAGCCGAAAGCGGTCAAACCATACAAGATAGACCCGTCTGACAGGGACTACGCGGTAGTCATTTCCCCCACGGACCTGCACTACGGCAAGGCTGGTTGGAAGTTGGAGGTCGGAGAGGAATACGGATTCGATGAGGCACGAGACAGGCTGCTTGAGAAGACGAGCCAGTTGGTGAGCAGACTCCCCGGCAAGCCTGAGAAGATATACCTGACCGCTGGCTCCGACTGGTTCCACGTTGACAACGATGTGGGTCAGACTACCAAGGGTACGCCGCAGGACATGGCGGGCAGCCCGGCACAGATTCTCATGCAGGGATGTCAGTTGGCGCAGGAGCATATCGACAGTCTTAGAGCGGTAGCCCCCATCGAGATAGTGTTCATGGGCGGCAATCACGACAGGCACAGTTCACTGATGCTCATGATGTATATAGACGCATACTACAAGGACGTTGAAGACGTTACTGTCGTCGTCAGCCCGCATATCAGGCAGTACATGATGTACGGCAACAACCTGTTGGGCTTCACCCACGGTGACGGCAAGGTACTCAAGAAGTTACATTCCCTGATGGCACACGAAGCGAGAAGAGACTGGGGTTCTACGCAGAATCACATGTGGTTCCACGGACACCTTCACCATCAACAGATGGTCGAGCGGGGCGGCTGTATGATTATACAGTTGCCGAGTTTGGCTGGCGAGGACAGATATCATGCGAGACATGGTTACACGATGGCAAGAGCGGGTTTGTGCGCCCATATGATTGACAAGGAGTTAGGTCTTGTCGGTACGATGTTCGCTCCGGTGATGCCCGATGAGTGAGTGGACTAGCGCGAAATGCTGGTCCTGCGGTTGGGTCGCACCACGTATTCTCAGGACCAAGGCGGTCACGGGCGTATGCCCGCATTGCGGCAAGAAGGACTTGCATCCGAGGTGATTAGATGGGGTTCATGCAGGATTTAGCGATGGAGAGAAGTAGAACGGACGTTGAATACTTCTACAAGTGGCTCGGATATACTTGGGGCGGTCATATCGGTGAGTGGATGGATATGTACGGCGATAGGAGAGGCGCTCAGGTTCAGAGGGTATGCGTCATCGCACCGAGGGACCACTCCAAGTCAACTACTCTCAGGATAAAACTACTACACAAGTGCCTGTTTGAGACATGGCGAGACAAGCCCATGACTATTTGGCTGTTCTCAGCGAGCAAGGACTTGGCTACAAGGAGGCTTGAAGAGATACGCGAGGACTTGAAGCGGCATCCACAACTGAGCAGGTATCTCGATAATCGTAGGGGCAACAAGTTGGAGTTGCGGCTGACAAACGGCTCTTGGATAAGGGCCACGTCGGTAGGGGCAGCCATTCGTGGTGAGCATCCTGCCTGCATCGCATTCGATGACGTTCTCGATGATTCGGGAGACACCAACTGGAACGAGGTAAGGAACTGGTTCCGAAAGAAAATCACGCCGATGCTGAGTCCCGGCACAAGCCTGTACGTGGTCGGCACGCCGTTGAGCATGAACGACCTGTATCACACGGAGATGCTGAGCAACGAGATATGGAACACGGGGGTATGGAGCGCGATTCCCAACTGGGACGAGTATCGAGCAGACCCGGACAACGTGAAACCCGTTCCTCTATGGGGCGAATACAGGCCGCTGAACTTCCTTCTTGAGCAGAAACAGGCGATGGGCGAGTTGTCATTCGTGCAGGAGTACCTATGTCGGGTCGTTGACGATGAGGCAGCGGTATTCCCAGGGCGCAGTCACGCAAGAATCTACAGATGGAGAGGGTGTTGGAGACTGACAAGAGGGATAATTGGCGATACGTGTTGGGTTTCGACCCGGCACACGGCGTCGGTCAGGACTACTCCGTGATAATCTGCTTGGCACAAGACCCGGAGGGCTTCATACACTTCGTCAATATGTGGAGGCGCAATGACTTCAAACCCGACAGACAGGCAGACATGGTTATCGAGTGGTCTAAGCGGTATGCTGCTCCGGTCGCTGCGGAGGACGTTGGTTTCCAGCAGTTGTACGAGAGCCTGATACAGCAGAAGGGTTCGGTGATAGACTATCGAAAGAGCAAGGCGAGCAACAGGACTCTGAAGCAGGGCTTGTTGAACAGGCTGAGAACGTGGTTTGAGCGGGAGTTGGTATGCTTCCCCTTCGGTAACGACGAGACTAGGCGACTGGTGAACACGTTGTTGGAAGAGTTGGAGACTCACGCATGGAGAAACGGTATGATTGTCGATTTGGGCAAGCACAACGACTGTGTGATGGCATTGGCACACGCGATAGACCAGTTCACATACAAGACGCCGGATATGCCGGTAATCATGAAGACCATGAGCGGAGGCGCTTGGTTGGGCGGCAAGGCCAAGATAAGGCGCGACCACGGCGGGGCCGGAGGCAGAGTAATCAACAGGAGAGGATTCTGATGACCGAGAAGTTGGATGTGGAGAAGGTGAGAGGCACGGTGAGCGAGAGTTGGTTGTTGGGTACGAGAAACGGGGGCGGCACTGGACCTCCCTCCAAGAAGAAGTTGTACCCGATGCTGATGAAGGCGCTGTATGAGGACGGGTTCTTTGAGGAATGGAGGACGCCGAGCGAGATTGCGTGGGAGGCGAACAAGCGGGTCTGCAAGAGTTGGAATCAGATAAAGCCGAGCGCGGTGGACAGGTACATCAAGAAGGCGGGCTTGGACCTGCGAAAGCGGAAGCAGAACATGGCTAAGCCTTGGGAATATAAACTGCCTTAGTTTGAAAAAAATTGTAAAAAATTTCGCGTTGGGGTAGGCGGGGTAGACCGTCGGGTAGTGGTGAGTTTTGGCACACCTGATGCAAAAAGTAAACCGTGACACTGCTCTAATAGTACCACTTTGATACCCATCGCTAGCCTTAAGTACTGACATGCTACCCGACAACTACCCCTCTGGGAGAGGGGGTCGCGGGGAGGGCACCCCCCCGCACGCGGACCGGCCTTGAGTGGCCGTTGAGATGGTGTAAGATTGGACCATCGACCAAGCACAACACAAGACAGAATGCGGGTTGTGCAAAATGGAAAGTAGTAGAGCCTGAATTGTAAAATGCAGGGCGATGATACCGAAATCCATTCTAGTCCGAGAGGATTGGAAAATCATGCCTATAACGACGAAAGCGAATCCCATCATAGGAGGTGATAAGGGATGGAAACGAATACACATGATGTGAAGACTGTTACAGTAACCGAGCGCAACCACGGCGACTTCAAGGTTATCGAAGTAAAGATAGTCCAAACAGTGCTGTGTTGGTGCAAGACCACTTTGACGCATGTCAGACAGGAAGTCAAGCACGACCACGCATTCTTCACAAGGGACCTTGACCTAAAGGTCGAGTTCCAAGAAACCGAAGAGGAGTGATTATCACCCTCACGGTATAACGTAACAAATCCTCGCGCCCTTCGGGGCCGAGGTCCCTTCGGGGATGATCGAAATATAAACCAAGGAGGAAATAAATATGGCAAACAATGACGAGTCATGGACGATAACCTTCGCATGGTGGAGGCGCACCGACGCTTACGTCGATAGACCGGGCTTCATGAGAATGGAGGTATACCCGGAAATCATCAACCACATGGGTTTCAGCGTGGACAGAACAACGTTCATCGAAGAGGCTCAAGACGTAGGCGCACGGATGTATGGCCTCTCAGGCCTCCTACCCGGTCTAACCGCGCGTCAACTGCGCGACTTGGCCGAGTCAGGGAGTAACCGAGTCTTCAGGTATGAAGAAGGCTTAGACTCAAATGGCGACCCTGCGTATCTCATAACCGTGGGAATAGACGAAGAAGAATAACTTCGTCTTCCTGATGTCCCCCTTCCACGATAGCGGTGGAGCCTACACGCACGGGCTGAAGAAGGGAGAAAGTCAAACAGTGCAATGACGACGATATGAAAAGTCCTCGGCCCTTCGGGGCCGGGGCAACTAAACCAAGGAGGTAACAATATGTCAGATGAACAAAATGATGACCCATATGACTTGAAAGAAGCATACCCCCATTGGAAGGACTGTGAAGAGTTCTATGAGGCCCTAAAAGAAGGGTCCA